TGGTGTAAGCACCATGGCATTTAACCTTAATGGTTTTAACTTCAACCAATCCATTCAGGACTCACAAGGAAAAGTAATTAACACCTGGGCTGACATCCTCAACCGTCAAGGGTTGGGGATGGAAGTAATGCACGAGCGTAATGCTCACAACTTCCCACTTGATCTAGCTACTACAGAACAAAAAGTATATGGCTAAACAAGGACTATATGCAAACATCCACGCCAAGCGCAAACGTATCGCAAAAGGCAGTGGTGAATCTATGAGGAAGCCGGGGAGCAAGGGTGCTCCTACGGCTGCCAACTTTAAACGCTCTGCAAAAACTGCAAAGAAAAAGTAATGCCTAAAGGTAAAGGTACATACGGTACTCAAAAAGGTCGGCCGCCTAAGAAAGGACCAAAAAAATAATGCCTACATATAGAGTTTATAATCCCGTTACGAGGGAAAACTTTGGTCTTTATGATTCCTATAAAGACGCTCGTAAACGAGCTGACAAAGAAGATTCCAAATATGGAAAGAGTGTAAATGCTGTCGAGCTCTTTAAAAAAGTCGAAGGCAAAAAGAAAAAGAAATCTAAACTCAAAATCTCTTAAAACTATGTTTAACAAAATCGCACTTACCACCCTTGCGGTGTCCTCTTTTGCTGTGCCTGCTATCGCCGGTCCTTACGTGAACGTCGAAACTTCTTCTAAGTTTGCAGGTACTGACTACTCTAAAACTGCTACTGACTTCTTCGTTGGTTATGAAGGTGAAGTCGGTACTCTTGATTACTTCATTGAAGGTGGTCCCAGCATGACCACTCCTGATAATGGTGTGTCTGAGACTGTCCCTGCCGGTAAGGTTGGCTTCAGTGTCAAAGCAAACAAGCACCTCAAAGTGTATGCCGAATTGGCTGCTAGTTTTGAAGAAGATCAGAACTCCTATGGCACCAAAGCTGGCGTTAAATATTCCTTCTAAGTAACGTACGTTCATCCAATATGGAAGACAACATCTACGAATTACAATTTACAGCCACCTCTCTCCGCATGATGCACAAAGCAGTGAGCTTTGCACTTGACCAATGGCCAGGTGGTGATCCTGTGGAGCAGCAATACTATGCGTACTTGAGAGATAGCCTGCAACGTGTACTTCTAGAAGAAACTTTCATGCTGGACGCATAACACTCACACCATGGAACGGGGGTGTGATACTTCATGGAGATCATCATGCCTAATGTTGAACTGCAAGCTCGCGTTAAAGAGCAAGCCGCTGCTGTCAAAGCAGCCAAGCTGAAGTATCGCGGCGTTACCTATTTGAAAACCCAAAAGTAATGGCTCAACAATCTGGTCCTAATGGAGGTTTAGGTCAAGCGTACCCTGTGCGCTATCAACCTACCCCTGAGAAAAAGGAACCTAAGAAAGAAGAGAAAAAGTAAATAGTTGGGAGAGCACCTCAGAGTCGGACTCTCCCTTCATTGGCATTGGCCCGTACGCGGATACCCTTTGCCGTCTAGACGGTGGGATAGACCACAAAAATTGGTTAAAAAAATTCTGAACGTTCAGAGAGTAAAAGTTATTCTCTCTACTAATAATGGCTCAACAGTCTACTGGCAACAATTCTAGTCTTAATAGGATTGGCCGCGCTAATGGCTCGGATACTGATAACCGAGCGCTATTCCTGAAGCTCTTCTCTGGTGAGATGTTTAAGGGCTTCCAAAATAACACGATCGCTCGTGATCTTGTTATGAAGCGTACTCTTAAAAACGGAAAGAGTATGCAGTTCATCTTCACTGGCCGTACAGAAGCTGAGTACCATGTCCCTGGCCGTTCCATTCTCGGTAATGACGAGAATGCACCCCCGGTGGCAGAACGTACCATCACTTGTGATGACCTTTTGATCTCCAGTGCTTTCGTCTATGAATTGGACGAAGTTCTCTCACATTACGACTTGCGTTCTGAAATCAGCCGCAAGATTGGTTATGCACTGGCAGAAAAGTATGACCGTCTGATCTTCCGTGCCATCACTAAAGGTGCACGTAAGGCTAGCCCGATCAGCATGACTAACTATGTTGAACCGGGTGGCACACAGATCCGTGTTGGTTCTTCTACCAACGCTTCTGATGCTTATAACGCAGACAACCTGATCTCTGCTTTCTACGATGCAGCCGCTGCTCTTGACGAAAAGGGAGTGAGTACCGATGGCCGTGTGGCTGTCCTCAACCCCCGTCAGTACTACGAACTCATCCAGAAGGTGGGTGATGGCGGTCTTGTTAACCGTGATGAGCAAGGCTCTGCACTGCAAAGCGGTAAGGGTGTTATCTCTATCGCCGGCATCAAGATCTACAAGTCGATGAACATTCCGTTCTTCGGTCATTACGGTACTACCTACGGCACCGGTTCTGCTACTAACCCTGGCATCACCGATCCTGGTAACACCGGTAGCTTCGTTGATGTTGATATGGAGAACGCTCGCGACAAGGACACCGATATTGACGGTGATACCTCTGGTGTTCAAAACGACGACGACGCTCTGCACAACAACTACGGTGCAACCTCCAACTTCACCAACAGCTGCGGTCTGATCTTCCAACGTGAAGCCGCTGGTGTGGTTGAGGCAATCGCTCCTCAAGTCCAAACGACTTCCGGTGACGTTTCCGTGATCTATCAAGGTGACGTGATCCTGGGCCGTCTGGCTATGGGTGCTGACTACCTGAACCCTGCTGCTGCAGTTGAACTGTTCGCTGGCACCGCTACCAAGCCTGCCGCATTCGGCTGATATTCAGCTATCTCATGGGGGACCTTCGGGTCCCCTTTTTTTTATCTATTTCTGACAGATATGCCGTTTCCTACAAATGCTGTGTCCACCGAACTGGATGCCGTTAATCAAATACTAAGCAGTGTGGGACAGGCACCTGTCACTACACTAGATCTACAAAACCCAGAAGTGTTTACTGCAGTCAATACACTGCGGGAACAAAGCAGGCAAGTCCAGCTTGAGGGTTGGACGTTCAACACTGAGCGTCACTACGAACTAACACCCGATACTTCCACCAACAAAATTCCTGTACCCAGTAACATGCTTGCTATTGATGCAAATGTTGCTGAGCATCTGGATGATTACGATCTAGTACTTAGAAATGGTTTTGTTTATGACAAGCATGACCATACTTATACATTCACGAAATCCATTATTGCAGACATTCTGTGGTATTGGGATTTCCAATTCCTGCCACCAGCTGTACAGGCATATGTAACTGCCAAAGCAGCACGCATGTGTGCCGTGAAGATGGTTGGTGATAGGGAATTGAATGCTCTTCTACAAGAGCAGGAAGCTACTACTAGAGCAACTCTTATTGAGAATGAATGTAATCAAGGTGATTACACGATCTTTGGTTTCAAAGATGGTGACAATAATTACACAAGCTATCAACCATTTAGAGCGCTATCTAGGCAATGAGTACACTCTCCCAATCTATACCTAATCTTCTGTCTGGCATATCGCAACAGCCAGATAGTAGAAAACGTCCTGGACAATTGAAAGATGCAGTCAATGCATTTCCTGATTTTGCTCTAGGCTTGCTAAAGCGTCCGGGAGGTAAGTTTGTTGCGCAACTGCATAAAGCACCCACTGATGGTAAGTGGTTCCCAATCCTGAGGGATACAACGGAAAAGTACATTGCTTGTTATGCAGACAATAGGTTCCAAGTTTGGGATCTACAAGATGGTGATGTGCGTATGGTTGACATGGGCTCCAACACTGGAGTTCAGAGCGGCTGTACACCAGCTGATGTAAAGACAGAAGGTGATGAGCTGAACACTGCTGTAGCTACTACTGCTACTGAACTTGGTGATCTACACGCATCTGAGTCAACACTTGCAAAAGCGATTGCTGGACAGATTAGTACGACTACCCGACTCTTTGAGTTTGAGTATGACTATACAAGCGGGTATGTAAAAGAGACCATCAAATCTGGAATCATCAAAGATTCTGGTGGTGAATACCTTGTCAAGAATGACGGTGCTGTTGTTGCCTCTCAGACCACCACGCTGCCTGCTAACTATGCCTTAGGCACCGAACGTACAGATGAGCACCCGCTCCTTGCTTCGCAGGGTTACAGGATCTATGAGGCACAGCTGACAGTTGCTGCTACTCATACAGCAACAAACCTCACTGACGCTAATAACGATTACAACAATACTACGCCTGATCCAGATACAGGAAAGTTACCTGAATACAACGCCGCTGTAACTGCTGAAGGTACGGCACGCTCTGATTACGATACTGACTTTGATGCCTGTGCAATTACAGATGCACAGTGTCCGAGCGATGCTTACCTAAAAGATGCAACTGCTGATGACATTGAGGTTCTAACTCTCAATGACTACACCTTCATTCTCAATAAGAAAAAGAAGGTTGAGATGAAAACCACAACCACACACTCATCAGGTTTGGATACAAACCGTGCACAAGTTGTGATTAACATTGCAGCTAACTCTACTGCTTATGAAATCCTTCTCACGCAGAGTGGTACTACGACGACGTTCTCTCACACTTCAGGTAGTTCTGGAGCAAGTGCTGACAACATTGCATCTGCTTTGGCAACTGCTGTTGATGGTAATTCTGCTTATACGGCACAACAAGTGGGTGCTGGTTTGTATATTACTAGCAGTTCTGCTTTCACTGTAGAGACACGTGGTGGTCAGTCTGAGTCAGCTATCTTTGCTCTGACTGACACTATTGGCAACACAACACGACTTCCTCTGCAAAGCAAGAATGGATATGTAGTCAGGGTTGTTAACTCTGAGGATATCGATATCGATGACATGTTCGTGAAGTTCACTACTGATGGTGGTGGCACGTACGGTACTGGTCAGTGGGAAGAAACGACTGAGCCTGGCATTGAATTTGAATTTGATGAGCTGACTATGCCTCACCAGCTTGTGCGACAAGCTGACGGCTCATTCCTTTATGGACCTGTCAATTGGAACGACCGTATTGTTGGTGATGATGACACTAATCCCAAGCCTAGTTTTGTAGACCACGAAATTAGCCACATCTTCTTCTACAGGAACCGTATGGGTTTCCTGTCTGGACAGAATGTGATCCTTGGTAAAGCTGGTGACCTATTTAACTTCTGGAATACCTCTGCTCAAACCGGCACTAATGATGACCCTATTGACATCTCAGCAGCTGGTAAGCGTCCTGTATTCCTGAACTATGTCGAACCTACTGCTGTGGGTTTGGTCATGTACTCCACTACTGAACAGTTCCTGCTGTCTACAGACTCCGACATCCTGGCACCTACATCAGCCAAGGTGAATGCCATGAGTGCTTACGAGTGTGATGCAAGTGTTGAATCAGTCAGTCTTGGTACATCACAAGCATTCATCAGTAAGACACCCCTTTACACCCGCTTGTTTGAGTTGAACGATATTTCATCGGAACAACCACCATTGATGGCTGACGTTACAACCGTGGTCCCTGAACTGGTACCTCAGTCTGTT